CTGGCCGTTAAACTGCCGTGTTCTAATTCTGTATTGTGGACTGCGAGTCTATTTGTATCAGTCTCGTTAATGTTGCGAGGATATACCGACTTGTGGTAGTTGTCATCATCTTCGTTATCGGCTCCGTAATCCTCAATGGCCTTATCTTCAATATCTTCCTCTGATCTCCTAATTGGGTCATTAAATCCTACGTCAGGATTGCCATAATATTTCGGTTTACCTGGCAAACTCCCACAAACGACAGGCTCCTGGTGGCCACTGTCACGGAAATATCCCCATACCCAACTGCCTTCAACTAAAAAACTCGGTGAAGTCCCAAGGCCAGAAATACCTGGACTCTGCGTAGACAACATCACTGTCGCCCACGGTAAATCGGCCGTTGTTAATAAACTTTTATTTTCTGTATGAAAACCTAAACACCTTACTCTAAGCCGGCCTGTTTTAATTGGGTCGTGCCTGTCCTCTACGACACCACAAAACCATGTAAACTCTGTATTCTTTCCTATAAATTTGGCCATTGTCTTAAATATTTTCCGATATATGTTTGTTTTTAATCTCTACACTATACGTCATTTTTACCTATTAACTTTATCCTTACGCAAATGGCCTTTATTCTTTACGTGGTCTCTATAGGCCTGCGTATTCTTATTTATTAGTGTGTTATAACCTTTCCCAATGGAATAGGCATGCGCTAGCATGACTTTAGCTATTGGCCTACCTCTGATTGCCAGTGAGTTGTGTATTCTCTGTGACCATGAAAGTGTTTTAACAAAGGCCGCCTTGAGAATAAGGTCTATGTGTCTATAAGGGTTGTTCTCTTTATTATACATTGTCATATTCATTGTTCCTTAATCTTGTCTTTAATATGTTATGGTCAAATCCTCTCGTCATGGCCTCTTATATGGCCTCCGTTAGTATATCTATCGTCAAAGCGAGCGGAGCGGTCGGAAATTTCGGAGATTCTCTAAGCCTATGAGAGTACACTTGGTGGACCTCCTTTATTTGCTTCAGTTATTATTGCGTCATCTAAATCATATTGTAATACGTTGATGGCCTCGGCGTTTTCCCTACCTGTAAAGGTATCTATTTCCTCCTCTGGATATGGAACCCTTACGGCGTCCTTCATACACGTAATCGCCATTGTGTGATTATCTTTAGTAGTATCTATTTTATGTCGTATGTTCTTAACCAGGTAGCGTCCAGACATATAGGGATCGTTATCTAAAGGGTTATCAGCACCTGCCGGTTCGTATGACGGAATCTCTAATGCAACTACATCACCAGCGGACAATCCTGTGAATCCTCTTGCTGTGAGTGCTACCTGCATTGAGGCGAAAGCCAACTTTTGTGATAATCTTTTGGCCATTGTAGTACCTTTTGGAACACCTTCAAAATCATCATGTATTTTGGTTGTTGTAGATTTCATAAATGTACGAGTCTCTGCATAATCACTAAATTGGTTACCATGATAGTTTATCACTGGCGCCATTGATTTAGTATCTGTTTTACCACCACTGCCATCATGCTCTGTATGGTGTGATTTTTCAAAGTCCAAATTGTAATCATAATCATGTATTGTATATGTTTTATCCATTAAATCGTGTGCAATAGTTCTACTTGCAAATACACCATTCCTTAAATTCTGTATTGTGTCATATTGGTTCATTATTTGAAAATTATCCACTATCTGCATTTCTTGTATGATATTGGTTACACCAGTACCACCTTTAACTGACCTTGGTTTCTTTTCAAATCGTGCAACAGCAGGTCTAGCCGCTCCATCTGTAATCGCCAACATATTTTCTAAACTTCTAAATCTATATCCTGTACTGTCTTCATAGAAAAAATAACCAGCATTATTATATCTACCTGATTCAGCTGAGTTTCCTAAACTTTGAATAAATTCAAATGGCCTTAATCCTGTTGGCACATACTTACGAGCACCTTTCGTTTCTTCTAATATTAATGTCTTATTGGATTCTATATCACGTCTGAATATATCCAGTACCATTTGATCTATAGTACCTGTCATAGATCGGTAGATTTTCTTTGTCTCGTTTGTTAATATTTCTTTAGAGGCAAAATTTAAAACATACATTTGTGTTCTTGGAGCAAGTTCTCGTCTGGCTGATATTTTATATATGTACATAGGGTGGCCGGTCACCGATGTGAAATCAAAACCTTTTGCAATACCAGGTGTATTCAGTTTAAATTCTATTCGTTCAAACCCGGTAAGAGGTAAGTGATTGGGAACATTTTGGTTATCTACCACTACTACATTACCTGATAGGCCTTTAGTAAATATATCCTCGTATATATTGATTTCTAGTACTTGTGATCTGATACTAATTTTTTTTGGATTACTACCACCTTCAGCAGATATATAAGATATTAATTGTATATCTGATAAGGAAAATTGGCCAGCTTTTGTTAATGTGTCAGCGTTTATTTGATCGTACATAATTATTCATTTATCAATTTGTCAAATTCTTCTAATAATACAGGCAAGAAACCTGGGTTTAGTAATTTGATTTTTCTTCTTTGATCTTGTATTCTTTGTTCATATTCTCTATTAGAAACTGATTGAGCACCAGACTCATTACTGTTTACCTCTATCATATGTGAATAATCGTTTGATTTGGTTGGACCACTTGATTGTACCTTTTCATAATGATGTATTGCGTCTGGATTGGAATACTTTGTGTCAACAAAGGATTCAAATGCTCTGAAATCTAAAGGCCAATCATAAAAACCATCGTGACCAGCATTTGTCATTAATATAACCCAATGATATTGAGGATCACCAAAATGTTTCATTGCTGTATCTTCAGGTCTTTCACCATTTGGTACATCATACTCTTGGTATAAACTTGCCTCGTTAATTATCTTATCTCTGATTTTAACTCGTTTGAATATATCGGTAACCTGTTTGTATGTAATATTATCGTTAGAATATTTGCCTTTTGGAAACTTTTCAAAATATGCCATATTAGAATCCCTCCGCTACAGTATGTTTAGTCATAATTTCTGTTTCACCAAACTCTAAATCCATTTTAATAATAGTTGGCGGTGCGCCTTTTTCATCTGGTATTAATGATGATACAACACCTTCGGGTGCATAATCAATATTACATGATTTTAAAACACAGCGGCTAACTCTTGGTATATATGAGTTTTCACTTTCTCTGTACATATATGTTATTTGAAATTCAGATGGTGTTATGAAATATCCTCCTTGAAGACCATTTGATTGTTCAGGTAACATATGAAATCTTAACAATTGTAAAATTTTGTGTACTTGGTCTTTCTCTGACTCATCTTTTGGTGCAAATATAAATGGAAAATTAAATGATCTAAATGGCACAGATTGGAATATCATTTCTAAATTTTGGTTCTTTGCTTGACCTAATGCTTTGTCTAATGTTTGTCTAGCATTTTCAAAACCTGGTATTATACCAATAGCCCCAAATCCAGCTGACTTCATTACTTCACCAATCAGTTGACCGCCTTTTTTACCAGCTGTTTTTATTTTATCTATCCAACCAGTTTGATTCATAACAGAACCAATAGCTTGGCCTAAATCACCTGCTAAACCTGTTTGTGTATCTTCATAACCCACACTGTAATTAAATTTCATTGACTCTGCTGGCGTATATAATATAATACTATCTGAAATATAATTATGCGTATCACCTGTTTTGGATACTAGACCAGAAGATGTTGATCTTAATCTGCTGGATTGGGATATGCCATTTCTTTTTATGTTTGCTATTCTAGTTCTACTGCCTTTGGGTTTATGGCGAGCTTCAAAACCAGATAGTGTTTTACCACCATCTAATTGTCCATTCTGAAAAGTCTGTTGTTTAAATTTGGATGATTTGTGAGATACAATATCAAATATAATATAATGGCCGGCACCTAAATTAGATGTTTCATTTGGATAGTATACTGTACCATATTGATATGGATTATTTATAGACTCCATATGTGATAATGGACCTGTTGTTCCTATCTCTAACGGCGATTTGTTTAATAGTTTGGCTGCCACTTTGGTTGTTTGACCAGATGAGGCAAAGGATAATTTACTAGCAATTGCGCCAGAAACCATGTTACCTATTTTACCTTTAACTATGTTTTTGATCTTGTTTGTCCAAGCCATATTTACTTCCTTTATATATACTGGTATATTTATAACGGATATGAAGAAATCTTTTAAAGGATTATATAAACCAGAGAACCCCAAAAAATATGTTGGTGATGTAAAGAATATAATATACCGTTCTCTTTTAGAGAGACGTATGATGGTGTATTTAGATAATAGTCACAATATAGAACATTGGGCTAGTGAAGAATTGCCTATTAGATATTATAGTCCCATTGATAATAAATGGCATAGATACTTTCCAGATTTTGTAGCAAAGACAACTAAAGGTAATAGGGTAGTAATTGAAGTTAAACCATCACGCCAATGTGTTCCACCTAAAAAACCAACTAGCAGAAAAACTAAATCTTATATGAGAGAGTCTCTTGAATATATCAGAAATAAGGCTAAATGGCAAGCCGCTACCAAATATTGTAAAACTCAAGGTGCTGAATTTAAAATTATTACTGAAAAGGATTTAACCTAATCTGTCCAACGACTATCCGAAGTATCTATTATAGTTCCATCTTTTGAATCATCTACAACACTAATATTTGCATTTGAAGCTTGACTGTTATCAGTAACTACGTTATTAAAAATGCTTGTATCAATACCTTTTTTTGCTAAATAATCGTTATTAGCTAAATTCAAAGCCTCAAATTCTGCTACAGCGTCTTTTTGCGCTTTCTTGTCTTCATAAAATTTTTTATTGCTGTTATATGCCAAAGGAACAGTAACTTCCAGTCCTTTATCAGCCTTATCCATTTCATCTTTGATTGTAGGTATTTTTCCAGCTGTTGCTGTAGACATTAAATCCATTTCTAAATCTGCTATCTTTGCCGTTAGTTTTGCTATCTTTTCAGGATCTTGGTCATCGGACCAGAAACCACTACCTGGAGCTGATTTAGATTTTTCATCTGCTAATTTATTTTGTAGTTTTTTAAGTTCATCTGATTTTGCTGCTTCACCTTCCTCATCTACTAAACCTAATTTTCTACCTAACCATGAATATTTGAACCAATCCATCAATTTTTTGAAGAATTGCCCAATTGCTTTTATCTTTGTTGCAACAAAAACAATAGCAGCAATTACCAATGCAAATTTAGCAATCAATATTAATCTAGCAAGTGAGAAAAAACCACCTATTGCTTTTAAACCTTTCCAAAGACCTTTAAATGCTTTTAAGAATATACCACCAGTTAAGAAATTAACTAGTTCTACTGAACCCTTACCTGTATCTTTCATCATATTAAAAGCTTCACCTATAGCATGAAAAGGTTCCATGAAAGCCATTTTTAATTGATCTAAAAACATAGGCAATCCTTTAGATTTTTGTCCTGTGTTGGCAGTGACGTTAAGTGTATCGCCTGAAGTATCTTTATCTTTTTTTAATTTATCTAGTTCTTTTGTATTAGCAACTATTCTATCTTTTGTTGTTTTCTTTTCTTTATTGGATAAACTATCCCCAACCTGTAATTTTTTTCTATCTCTATCTAATTCTGTTTCTATTTTTGTAATATTCTTTTCTTTTAATTTAAATATCTTTTCTTCTTGTCTTATTTGTGATCTAGTTAATACTTCAACCTCTTTGGTCTCTTTATTAACACGTGCAACAATATTTTGTTCTCTTAATTTTGTTACAGTCTCCTCTGACTCTCTGGCCTTTGTTTCTCTTTGTATCAATAAATCTGCCAACTCTGTACTGTATTCTCTTAAATCTAGACCTAACTTTTCAACCAATTTTTCTAATTTCACAATCACTCTTGTAAAACTATGAACAGGACCTTTCTTCAAATCAACTGTTAACTCATTTATCATTTTAGGTATATTGGGTAGAATAGTCTTAGCTGAGGCTGCAATTGAGCTGTTAACCTTTGCCTTTATTATCTGACCTAAACTGTCAATCGCTTGTTGTGTTTGGTCTGTACCTTGGTTTTCTACTATTGGTAATGCCATATTAGTTATTTATCTTTACCCTTATCTGATCCTGCATATAATCCGAACCAGGCAGCGCCAGCACCAACAACAACAGAAATTAATCCTGATTGTTCCATACTAGGTTGTCCTAATTCCATATACCATATTACACATTTGTATAATAATATAATATACGTTGTTATGAATATTCTAGGGAATATTCTCCAACTATCTATTGCTCTTGCTAAGTGAATCCATTTTCCATATGGGTTTACGCCTATGTCTCTGATTGAGGTATCCACATCAAGATCAACCCTAATTTTTTGTTTAGGTTCTTTTACTGCTACAGGTTCTAACTTTTTTTCTATTTTAATTTCTTTAATTTCTTTAATTTCTTCTGACATATTATTCCTCCCTTATAATATATTTAATTGGATAATCTGATTTAACAACTATCTTTTTTTCAGTTTCTACATTCCAAAAAGCAATATGGTTTGGTTTAATCTCAACAAACTTTTTAACTTGTAAAGTTTCTGACTTGCCTTCAAACCAATAAGTTAATTGTGCAGGATGTCCTACAATCCAATACCATATGTTTTTTAGTATGCTCATTATTTCTCCCTTTTTCTTTTTTCATTTTCTTCTTTAATATAATTAATTAACATCGTAACGTATATATCACGTTCCCATGGTATCATATGTTCAATCTCGGTAATACTATACTTATGATGTTGCATTAACGAAAAGTTTACTTCAAAAAACGCCTCTAGGCTACTATGGGTGAGGCCAATCCGAAAAAATCGTTGAGTCCTTCAAAGGTCACTTTACTTTTAACACCTGTCTTTGGATTTGTGACTTCTTGCGTATGTCTCAATCTAGGCATAGTATCAAAAAATTTTCTAATTTTATCAAAAGTACCTTGTGGCATTTTCTCAAAAAATTCTTTTAATTCTTCTTTAGTAGTATCTACTCCAGGGTACACTTTATCTCCTTCAAAAACTTCGTGTACACAACCTAACATTAAATCAAATACAGTATCGTAATCAGCGTCCTTTAACGTTTTGCTGTTTATCATTGCCATCGTAGGATATTTGAGAACAACACCCAATTGCCTAGTGTCATCAAATACTACTTTGTTTGTATGTCCATCATCTACTTGGACCTCAATCTTTGATATGTCAATTTCAATATCTGTATAAGTTTTCTTATCGTCTGGACATATAACTTGAAATTTTGATATTTCACCAACTGACTTTGCTCTTATTTGTAAGAACATATACTCAATGTCAAATGTAGGCAAATTTAAAATATCTATTTTGTTAAATGTACAAGCACCTAAAACTTGTTTGGTTGCTTCTTGTATTTGTTTTTCTTCACCAGACTCTAGAGCAATCAACATCATTTTTTCTTCTTTTACAAGAAAAGGTCTAAATTTAACTTTTGTTTCTTGCGAAGGTAATGTCAACTCATAAGTTGGTGTTTCTATTATCGGTAATGCCATAATATTATCTCCTTGTTATTATATATTTATTGGTGGTAGTTTGAACGGTGGGAACACTCTACCGCCAGTAATTCTACCTAGTGGTGCTCTACGTCTCAAATTGTTCAATACGTCTCTACCTGCTCGTCTCAATTCTGGTGGAAGTTTACCTAATAAACCTCCAAATAAACCGGACTGTTCTTTTACACTTGGTTTTCCAAATTTAGGTTGACCAAGTTCTATGTTGCCTTGTTTGTCTAAAAAGAAATTAATCCAATACATAAATTTAAATGTAACTGTAAATGTTTGTACTGTATTTGAATCATGTGAATAATCTACTTTACTAATACTTGTTGGTAAACAATCAAACAATTGTACACCATATGTTATTTCGTCTCTCTCTTGTCTAGACGCAAATGATCCTAACTGATATATTCTCATATCTGACACGTAATTTTTATAGTAATTCATATTGAAAGATTTAGTACTGAAAGCGGCACTTTGCCACATTTCAAAATATGATCTTTCTCTCATAAATTTATCTGCATAAAACGTTGCTGTAATCTCTGCTGATTTAAAATCAATTGCAACGTGTCTAGTTGGTGTATTACCATGTCTAACTTCTTTGGTAACTATTTCTCTATCAGGCATTTCAATAGCACTACAAAATGCTTGAACACGTCTACCGTTTGCTATATGTACTGCATTCATATCTTGAGCTGTAAAAAATGAATCATACGTTTCATCTGCCATAGATGAAGATACGGAACCTGCTGAACCATCTGGTCCACCACCTAAAGATTTAGGTAACATAAACTCAACATAAAATCTTGCCTTACGAGCAAAACCTTCTGCCTCATTTACCATAGCCTGCACTCTACCCATTGTAGATTCAGGATTACCACCCATATTTCGTTTTAATCTTTTATCACCTGCCACATTGTCAAGTGATCTATCTCTCGGTATACCAATTCTAATATCGTATCCGCCTATTCTTTTTCCGCCTCTTAATATCGCCATTAATATGGTCTCCCTTTTTTAAATTGTGCGATTGGTAAATATACTGCTAAAGCAGCCTCATTATAATCAACTCTTAAATATTGACTTCTAGTGTGTGCCCACAAATACTTTTTAATAGCATTCTTTGTAAGTGGTAACTTTTTAATTCTGTTATAACTGACATCAAATCTATTTTTAGCACTTATCTCTCCTGCTCCATGTATAGCATATCTTTGTAATTGTGTTAACAAAGTAAATCTTTGGTTTGGTGGTAAATAGTGAAAATTAATACCAGCAAATCCATTCTTTATTGGCTCTAGTGGTAACACTAAAGGAAAAATATCATAATATGGTAATGTCTGTTTATATTTAGGATCGTAAACAAATAAATTAAGCCTACCAACACTAGGTCTACCTATCAATTTACCTTGAGCCATTAATCTTCTTGCTGATATTCTATCGTAAATAGAACCTACAGCTTTCCTATACCATGAGGATGACTTTTGACCACCATCTGCTTTATCAACCAGATTGTCTAAAATGCTTAATGCCATTATGGGTATATTTATACAAAAAAAAGGGCTATTATTGCTAATAGCCCTTTAAAGTATGTCTAACGGAGGGAATAGTTAGTTTACTGATCGTCCTCGGCTAATTTACTAAAGTAAGATAACGTATCGTCATCATCACTAGCCGCTGGAGCAGTAGGTATTTCACTCATACTTTTCACACTACCAGCTGATTTAACGGTTGGCGGGAGCTCATCGTTATCTGCTGTTTTAGTGCTTCTTGTACCTGAAATTACCCTATTCAGTTTCTCTTTGAGTTCATCATAGGACTTAAAATTGTCAGGTGCTAAGAATGGTTTTAGAGGATATTGTGTAGACCAGATTGCTTTAATCTTGTCATCACCGTCAGCTGTTGCCGACACTGCCTCAAATTCAGATTTGTCATAGTTCCAATAACCATCAACTTTTCTGATTTTTAGTTTAAAGTTTGCACCTTTCCAAAAATCAAATGGGTTAATTGGTTTCTCATCTTCAAATGCTGGTTGCATTGCTTCTGTTATCTTATCAAAAATCTTTTTACCAAATTTAAATAAGAACACTTTACCTTCATTCTCTGGATGTTTTGGATCAGATACGCATAGAATATTTGAGAAATAAGAAAGTTTTCTTTTTCTTTTTCTAGCAATATCTTTATCACTATCAACACCAGTATTCCACAATCTTGTGTTTTCTTCGGACACAGGATCCTTTTGGCTTAATGTTGTTAATGAGTTTTCAATATACCAGCCGCCTCTATCTTGGAAGGCATGTGACCAAACTCTCTGCCAAGGTAAATCTTCTCCTTGTATAGCAGGTAAAAATCTGATTACTGCATAACCATTACCAGTTTTATCTAGTTCAGGTTTCCAAAATCTGTCGTCTTGGTATTTGTTTTTGTTTGATTGATCCTCGGAATTGAGGTTCTTTTCAAGTGCTTTAGTAAGTTTGTCAAAGCCACTTGATGATGATTTTAATGCTTCAAAATCCATATTATTTTCTCCTTTGTATATATTTTCGTATTGTTATATTTGTGTTCCCTATATTATCGGGATCATTATTATTTATAAGTCTTTTAAAGGTATTTACCAGTTTTTTTATCTCTCTTATGTGCTCTACCAGGTTTTAGTAATCTATTCTCACCCTTTGGCCACCTCATTTCAATTTTCAATAAACTTCCATCGGCTTTCAAAATTTGTATATCGTGTCCATTAGGTTCACTATTATCCCAATATCTAACATAATTGTTAATCTTAATAGTTTTAGTTGGCGTCTTTTTACTCATACCATTTATAATACTCATATTAGGTGTAATATAACATATCCTAGTTATATTGTCAATGCTCCTTTAGCCTGTTAATGTTTCCATAGTAGGATAGTCAATATAGAATACGTTTTTAAGACCTTCCCACTCTTTTATTGCTCTATCAATGGCGTCATGTCCAACATCAGCCTTTGGATTGACTTTATAAAACGTCACTCCTGGGTTGTTAATCATTAATGATTTCCATTGAGTAATCCAATTGTCTGTTGGTACTTGTTGTTGTTCTTTTAAACCATAGTATTTGGTATCTTTGTATATATTGTTTATCAAATCATCATTACTAGCCAGATCATGGCCAATTAAAAACAGTTCTAAACTAATTTTATGTTCATTATCATCGGCGTCATTATATAAGTCTGTTGCCTTTGGTTGTTTTTCTTTTAGTATTGCAATTGCACCAGCAGTAGGACCAGCAGCAAAACCCCAATCTCTTGGTTTCATTATATCGTCAATAGATTGTTCTTTACTATTCATGGTACACCAACTGACATCAACAGCAGTATGATTTACATTTTTACTTTCTTGTTTCTTATTCTGTTTTAAAATTTTAACTGCACCTGATATATTAGAACCATGCATTACAAACTCTTGGCAATCACCTCTCTCATTTGAGTTAATCAATTTTTGTTCCTTAACAATGGCCATTTCTTCGGCAGTTATTGAGGCGCCTGCATTTATAACAGACTCATATATTGGTGCTGGTAATCTTGTCCAACCTCTTAAATATGTTTCATTGTTTTGGCAATAACCACTATTGTATATTTCATGGCAAATACCTGAATCAACTGCAACTAAAACATCTGGTGTAAAATCTCTATATAAGGCATTACAACCATATGTCCTACCTTTTTCTTTTAAATTAGTTAAATTATAATTTTTTCGGCTTTCACCATTACCTATAATAAATGCACTAGACATAAACTTTTAAAATTCCTATTAATAATACCATCGCTAAACAACTATTTAAAACCATCAATGCACGGTCATGCCATAGAATACCTACCCATAACCAACCCAATGTACCTATTAAACTTACATATAAATCAACATTATGATAAGCAGTACCAGCGGCTCTAAAACAAACTGCCGATAATATTAAAATACAACTAAGCCATTTTATATACCATGAAAAATCATGTAAAGGTGTTACCTTACTTAATACTTTTTCTATTTGTTTTTGTTTAATTTCTTTTTTTTCAATTGTTAAATGTTTCTTTTTCTTTTTAACAATATCTTTCATATCTTTCCATATTCCATCATTTGTCATCTTTTTTATCTTCATTAATCACATACCACACTAGTGTTAGGATTATTATCATTACTACTATACCTGTTAACAATAGTCCAAAACCATCAGCCGCTGTCATTAAATTCCTTTCTTCATTACGTTATAAACTATTTTTTTCCAATTATAATGTTGGTCATCTGTATTAACAACAATTACTTGACCTGTTTCCATGTTCATAACTATTTGTTGACCACCAGCACCGTCCATTGCAAATATAATACTATCTTTCATACCCTTAAATGTCATATGAAACTGACCACCGTATTCGTATGTGGCCTGGTGAGAGCCTTTATTATAATCTCTTTTAAATCTACTATTTTTGGTAACTCTATTATCGTATATAGTTCTTAAATAATCACCAATACAAGTATCAGAATTAAAATCTTTAATTATAGTATTAGCTATTCTTAAATAATCTTCACTCTTAGCATAAAAAGAATATCTACTTACGCCTTTATCTACGTCTTGTTTTGACCAAGAAACTTTGACAAAGTGTACATCATCTTTTACACCAACATGATCTGTAAATATTTCTTTTAATAATTTCTCATAATTATCATAACCAACTTTGTGAATTACATAGTTGATAGCAACATGTGTTGACATTGCACTATAATTGTAAGGAGAGTTTTCCTCTTTCTTTTTTGTGCCTTTAAACCACAACATGCTCTCTGCAACAGTTCTTCTATTGATTTGTTTAGTTTTATTGTCTTTAAAAAAACCATCATTTCTAAATTTCTTTTCACCAATATAGTCTTCGTCACCTGAAGTCATATTTAAAACTTGCATTAAGTTATTATCTACATATAAAGTATTGTTAATAACAACCCAATCATTTAATTGTTTATTCAAATCAATACCATATTTACAAACAGCATGACCTGTCACATATGAAATTAAACTTTTACCCATTGAATTAGATTGAAAAAGACCCTTATTTTCTTTAACATCGTTAGTCCAATTATTTTTATTTACTTTAATCTTACCATCTTCAAAAACAATATAAGATATTAAACCAGTTTTATCGTTGTTTTCTAATTGTTTATCAACATAAGTTGTTAATTTATTTTCAACTAACTCTGTTTCTAATTTTTGATAATCATTTGAACCAGGAGCCGAAAAAGATATACCTTTAAAGTTATGTTCTTGTTGTTTGTGGTCAGCATTAGCAATATTGTTAAGACCCAACCATAGTAATACGTTGATTGTGATTATTGTTATTAGTAGTTTTTTCATAGTGTTTTATCCTTTGTTTATTGTATTATAATAACATATTCCTACTGAAAAAGCAAGCTTTTTCTGCTAGAACATTTAGCGAACAAACACGTCCTTTAATGTTAATTTACACTCTGTTTGGTTGAATTTAACGAATTTATTGAATTTTTTAAGTCTTTTTGAGAGTATAGGCCAAATAAATTTCTCTGAAATCTGTTTGTCCCAACGTTTGGCAAATCCTAGAAAATGGTCTAAAATTACCGTTGTTTGGAAAGTTATATTTTTCTTAATAAGAAGTTGTAACAACCTTGGATGCTGTCCATTATTGCAACTAAAACCAGAATCAAAAGAAAGAGACCTAGTAGAAAAGTCATCAGCAATCCGTAAGCAATCGTTTCTAAAATGGTAACTAATACCATCGGTATATTTTTTATAGTTGAGATAAACTTGTTTGCCATCTTTACTTAATAAATTACCAACCCATTGCCTGTCATCGTCTAAAAAATTAGCAACGAAGAAGTCTGTTATTTCATATTTATCATAGTGCTTACTTAACTTATGGAAGAAGTATCTATCATTACGTTTGGTAAATGTCTCTAATTTACAATTGACCTTACCACCATAATTAAAATAATCATAATTATCTGTTGTAAAATGTAATTTTATTGCCAGATAAGTTTTAAATACCTCAAATCCATCATGCATATATTTTTCTCAATTTTTATGCCTGTTTCTGTTGCAAGGTACAGGCAAACCCCGGCTACCTAAGCAGCCATACGATAACTTTCGTTGTCGTTTATAGTTTTAACAGTACGTTGTTAGCGATTTAACTCCAAATAGTTTTAGTAGCAGTCGAATCTAACTCACCCCCTTAAAGCACACACGTATGTGTTTTGAATTGGTGGAGGTGGTGGGTACTGCCCCCACGTCCTCACTAGT